AATGACGAATTGATGATTGAACAAGGTGGTTCATCCCCGCACGGAACAGGAGTGACCGTGCGACGTTTGCTACGTTTGGAGGCGGGAGGAAGCGAAGTCACCGGTTTAGAACGGGAGGTCGTCGTCCTGGATGGCGGACGCATCCGCCACCGGAGCGACGGGCTCGGGCTGCTTGTCGAGTTTCTTCAGTTCGGGAACCTTGATCTTTCCTTCCCTGTAGGCCTCGATGGAGCGGAACTCCTGGAGTTTCGTGCCTACCTTGACGTTTCCGTCCTTGTCGAGGTACTCCTCCTCGCCGAAGACGCCGATGGCGACCTTCCCAACGAGTTTCCCCTCGTCCCAGTCCCATTCGTAGCCCGGGTTCGATTTCTCGATGGCCTTGATGAACTGCTTGAAGAACGGGATCGCGTTGGTCTTGTACGAGCGGAAATGGCGCGATAGGTTCTTCTGTCCCGCGTCGACGAGGGCCTTGAAGTAGCCCGCGTACTCGCCCTTCACGATGTCGCAGTAGATTTCGAGGTATTCCTTCTCGGGAACGTCGATGACGTCCGTGATCTTCACTCCGTAGATGCCTGCCGGGAGTTTCTTGAACTCCCCGGCCTCGTTCGCTAAGTCGTATTCCTTGATCGGTTTCATTTGCTTTCTTCCTTGTAGTATTCGCGGATGCGCTCCACGACGGCGTTCATGTCGTTGTCGACGTAGGTCTCGTCGAACATCCCGATGGGGGTCTTGGTGACGTCAAGTCCGTCGGTCGCGGTGGCGAAGACGTACTTCCCGTCGAGTTTGAGCGCGTGGAGGACGATGGTGAACATCCCTTCCACGCATACCTTGTCGTCGAGCAGTTTCCCGATGGTCTTGGGCTTGCTCTCGCCCATGTCGTTCTTTTCCTCGTGCATGACCACGACCACCACCATGTCCTTGGGCAGTTCGTCGGCGACGAAGCGGACGAGCGAGTAGAAGTTGTCCGCGATCTCGTTGTATAGGTCGAACTGCGAATTGCCCTTGGCCTGCCGGTGTCCCGACATGAACTTCGAGGTCATGAGGTACCCGGCGTCGTCGATGACGGCGAGGCGAATGCCCTTGTCGTATGCCGCCCTGAGTGCGCTCTTGATGCGCAGGTACTCGTCGCAGGCCATCACCTTGAGGTTGGCCTTGGGACGGAACGGAAGCGGCTTGTTGGACACGTTCACCACGAAGGTGTCCTCGGTGACGTTGCGGAGGGAAGCGGACTTCCCGGAACCCGAACGTCCCATCAGCAGGATCGGAATCGCCATTATTTCAGTACCCCCTTGAAGTGCTTGGTCACGTCGAACTTCAGCACCTTTCCGCACGATAGTTCGATCTCGACCTTGACCGACGGCTTCAGTATGGTGTACTTCGTTCCGTAGTCCATGTATTGCTCGGCGTTTTCGGGAATCCTTCCTTCCCGGAGGTCGCCGATGGCCCTCCTTATTTCGTCTTCCAGGTTCATTCCTCTCCTTTCAGCATCGTTTCGAGCAGGGCATACCCGGGGTCTTCCCCGGACACGGTGTCGTTCCTGAAATAGATGGTTCCCGTGGACAGGCGTTCTGGCGAGAGGTGGGCGATGAGTTCGCGGACCTGGTGGAACAGGTCTGCGTATCGGTCGTACTCGTGTTGCAGCCATTCGGCCTGCTTCTTCGCTTCCAATAGTTCGTTCACGACGTATTCGTCCGATGTCATTTTCGTTCCTCCTCGCAGAATCTTCTGCACGGGCAGTACAGGTCGCATTTCAGGCAACGGCCCCTGCGCTCCACTATGATACCCCCCGATTTTCCTTTTTTCACCTCGAGTTCGTCGCGGTTGGCGGAAACGGCCTTCGCCTTGGGGTCCCCGGGGTGCAGGTACCACGCGTACTCCGTGCCCGAGTACCATTTCTCGTCGTCCGTGCACTGCGGTAGTTCGGTTTCGGCTTCCGCAATGGCCCTGAAACGCGATTTGAGCCACCTCTCGGCCTCGTCGATGTCGCTCTCGTGGATTTTCCTCACGTGGGCGAAATACGCGGTCTGCGGATAGTTTCCGCCCTTCGACGCACGGACCTTGCTCCAGTCCTTGATGAACGCGTGGAACCGCAGTTCGGTGACGATGACGCCACGGCACTTCCAGACGAGCCACGCATAGCATAGCCCCTGCCTGTCCCAGTCGCCGAAGTCGTTTCGCAGGACCTTCGACGCGGAACAGGTCTTGTAGTCGGACACGATCGTGCCATCGAGCAGGTCGATGCGTCCCGAAAGCGTCCTGCCGTCGATTTCGGCTTCGAGCGCGAGTTCGCTTTCCGAACCCTCGGGCGCATCGGCTTCGAGAATCGCGTGGACCGCCGTACCGAAGAGCGCGGGCAGGCAGTCCGCGACGTCCTCCTCGATTTCGCTTGCGTGCCGACGCGACAGGACGATCTCGCGGACGGGTTTCAGCAGTTCCGTGACGGAGTATCTATTCGGAACATGGGGGCGAACTCCCGACTGCGCGAACCGCACGATTGCCTCGGGAAGCGCGTGCCTGTTCGTCACATTATGCTCCTTAGCGTTTCCACGCTCACGTCGAGTGCCTTGGCGATGCGACGGAGCATCTTCAGGCCCGGCTTCCTCTTTCCGCGCTCGATCGTGCAGTAGTAGGATTGGCTCGTGCCCATGATTTCGGCGATTTCCGCCTGCGACAGGCTTTTCGAGAGCCTTTGCCGCTTGATGTATTCGGTGAACATATCTCGTTACCTCCTTTGCGAGGATATGTTACACCCGATTTCGCAAAATATTACCTTTTTATTCGCACGCTGAAGGGTTTGAAGGGTTTTTCGCGTTTTCCATAACTTATTACATATATACGCGTAGGTAAAGTTTCCTAAAAAACGAAAAACTATTCAAACCCTTAAGAAATTATTTGCAAAATATGAAAAAGATATTATATTTAGTGATAGAAAAGCACAGGAGGCTTTCAAAAATGACGAATGGAAACAAACGCCTTTACAAGGGCAAGTACCTCATCTGCGTCTATGCTCCGGCATACGAGGGCGAGACGCTTCTGGCATTGTGCCAGGACATCGCGGAGTTCGCGGAACTCACGGGCGCTTCGTGGAAGGTGGCGCAGGTGGCGCTTTGCCACATGAGGAACGGGGCGAAGTCGAACCGCATCAGGCTGTTCGGCAAGGTATGCACCGTGGAGTTCGTGGAGGCGGAAGATGAAGAGTGATGGTATAATGATCGTGGCTTAGACGCAATAAGCCTCCTTTCAACGGGACGCGTGCGTTCGATAGGTTGTCGCGCGCGTCCTTTTTGCGTTATTATTTGCGTGTTGGGTAACGGAATCATAATGATTCGGCTCTCGGACGTCGCGTGCCAGCGTGGCGTCCTTTTTTCCGTAACGAAAAACCGCCCTTTCGAGGAGCGGTTTGTTTTGATGGTGGGGATTAGTTTTCGTATGAGATTACTGGGTCTAGGAGTATGTATTCATACTGACCTGCCGATATGAGATACGAAATTACCTCGTAGGGGCTGTGTATGCTGTAATTGCCATCGACCGAAGACGCATCGTCGGTGAAGTGCAGTATTATCGTCGTGTTTCCGTCCGAACCCGTTTCGTCCACTATCGTCATCTTGCACGCGGGCGAATAGCATTGCAGGGAAACGATGTCCTCGCTTTCGACCATGCTTAGGTCGAGGAAGTAACTATCGAACGTGACCTGCGCGAACAGGCCTGCGTCCGGGGCGAAACTTCCCCATATTATCTGTCGGATGGCATTGCCTTTCAGAAGCGCAAGGAACTTGTTGTCCGCAGCCGTTCCGTCCAACGGGAACACGTGGCCCGACTTCACGATCGTTATCGTATGCGTGGTCGTGTCGTTGCTTATCGTCGCGCCCGTTAGGTCGATGTCGAGTTGTCCCGACTTGTTTATGTTCAGGTACTTGGAGAACTGCTGTCCTGGTTCGTAATCGTTGCCGAGATTCCCTCCGTTCGCTATCCACTTGTCGTTGTCGAACGTCCCCGTCGCGGTTTCGATGCAGGTCAGTATTCCCTTGTTCTCGGGATGCGAGCACACCTGCCCGACCGCGTAGGTCTTCGACGAATCGTAGGCGCAGTCTGCGGTGGTGAGCATCAGCGCTCCGTTTTGTACGTAATTGCCCGTTACGTTAAGGTCGCCTTGTAGTTTCTTGGTTGCCATTTAAGATTTCCTCCCTACCAATGTTCTCCGTTCCTTATTCCCACGCAGAAATCCACGGACATGAAGCAGGACGAATTGGCCTGCGGAGACGCCTGGTCGTCCTGTATTATCCGCAATGCGAGCGTGGTGTCGCTTTCCTTGATGAGGTATGCCTGCACGTGCCCGAGGTATTCGGGGTCCGCGAGCAGGACGAGTTTCAGTTCGCCCGACCAGAGCACGTCCTTGTCGTTTATGCGTGCCGTGCTGGAGAGGTCGAGGCCCACGGATTGCGGTACCGTGATGATGGCGAGGTCCTCCGTGCCGAAACCGCTGGAGAACACGACCTTTCCGCGCATCGAGACGAACAGGAAGTCGCCGAGTTTGTAGGCGCTTGCGTAGTCGCAGTCGTAGGTCATGTTGTGGTATTGGCCTGCGCTTATGGTGCAGCCTTCCTCGTTCGGGTATATCCTGTCGACGAACAGGGAGCCGTTGACGTACGTCTCGTCGTTCATGTCGACGGACTCGTTGAACGTGACCTGCCCGTTGAACGTCGCCCTTGACGTGAACTGCGACATCATGTCGACGATCGCTGTCGGGTTGTCCTCGTCGTCGGTCGAAAGGATGAGGTTGTCGTCGTAGAGGAAGCATGGACCGGTGGTCCTCGTTTCCCCCGTGACGTTCAGGTCTCCTTGGATTTTCTTCGCCGGCATGTCGGATTACCTCATATCATCACGTCCACCGAATTGGCGGCGTAGTAGTCGTAGGAATAGGATTGTCCGCGTTCGGGGACGACGATGGATTTCGGGGTATTGGAATCGCCCGAGATGCCCGAATGGACGTGTATGTTCTGAAGTTGGTTGGAACTGGACATATTCGCATCGTCGGCGGAAGTAATGTTGACGTAGACAACACCTGGATCGAAGATGAGGTTTTTGGCATAGGCATCATTGTTTTCGTTCGTTACTATCTGTATGCTTTGGCAATAATTGCCAAAACTGCACCCCAACGTATATCTTCCTAGAGTTATTTGTTTTGCATAGTTTCCGAATGTGTTTCCGCGTGCGCCATCGCCTAGTTTGTTTTGCGTGCACTCTTCTCCGAATACGTTGTTTTTGCTATTTCCTTTAAGCCTGTTATTTTCAGACTTGATACCAAACACATTGTCTTCACAGCCGTTTGCTAAATTATTACTTGTCGATTCAATGCCAAACGTATTTCTTTGGTCTCCTCCATTTAGAGTATTGCTACTGCATTTATCTTGAAGAATGTTATATCTGCAGTTGTTTCCTAAGGTATTATTGGCACAATCGTTTCCAAATACGTTATGATGGCAATCGCCATTAAGTTTATTGTCATAGCAACCTTCGCCAAAAACATTGTCATACGCTCTTAAGTCGTCACTAGAATATCGAAAATAGTTTTTGTTTAGGCTTTGCTTTCCGTTACTTACGTATTTACCCATTACGTTATTGTAAACTTTGTTGTTGCTGTCTGATCTCAACGAAGCATCAGCAACGGCGTTTCCGCTTTGGGTAACGGTTTCCGTGAACGTATAGTAATTGCTCGATCCAATCAAGCAATTCTTGAAGTCATACGGAACGTCGTTCCCGAACTCGTCTATCATCCGATAGATTACGCCCTTTCCGTTCGTCGCGTCCGCCCATTCAAAACGATCGGTATCGTTATCCAAAGCGTACCATAGTCTCCACGCTTCCAACTTATTCGACGCGAAATACGTATCACCTGCGTGATGCGCCGCGAACGCTTCCTCTTCCAAGTGACTTTCGTCTTCCGCAGTGACGATTATGTCGAACACGTGCCCTGCGGACGACGTTCCCGAAGTAACCGTCGTGAACCCGTAATCCGTGATCCGATACTGCTGTCCCGGCAACAAACTACCGCCGTCCCTCAACGTCTTCAGTTCGCTCCACGTTATCGACACCATCGGCGTCGCGCTCGAACCGCCTATCTGGACGTATTCGGTACCGCCCCAGCGATACGTCGAACCCGTGTCCAGCGCGATGTAGATCTTCCCGTATTCGCCCTCGGCTGGGAAATGCGCCAAATCCTCGTACTCGACTACGTCGTCGACGTACGACGGCAACTGCTCGGCAGGGACCTTTCCCCCGACCAAATCGGCCTTCAGCGAATCGGTCACGATCGTCCGCAGTCCCTCTATGTCGAGGTTTTCCCGAACCTCCGAAATCGTCATCGCGTCCAAATCCAACTCGTACTGCGCGATTCCCTGCGAGTTCCTCTCGTATGCGAAAAGCGTCACGTAATCGTCGGTGTAGGCGAGATACCCCGTGAGGTTCCCGTCCGCCGTCTCGAGCGAAACGTGCGAAACGCCCTCGTCCGCGTCCGTTATGTACGCGGAGGCGTTCGTAAGCGAACGGAACGCAGGCGTTATGCTGCTCCCGTTCAAAAGTCCGAGAAGGTCCGTCCTTTCGGTCGCGTCGAGCGATTCGACGACCTTCTGCGCGTATGGTTTTCCCTGCAATCTGCTCATTGTGTTCTTCCTTTCGGTGTTTACCTAATTATAGTACGCGAACGCGCTATCGCAAAGCGCGCCATTCCAAGGTCGCGGTGACGGTGGTGCCGAGAAGCGCCGAAGCGCCATGCAGCGTCGTCCATATTCCCGAGGGTATCTGCCTTATGAAGAGCGTGCAGGACGAATTGGCGAATATCGCGTTCAGTTCGACCTGTCCGCCGGAAACTCCCTCCGCGCCGAGCCAGACGTGCGTCCTCTGCGTTCCGGAATTGGTGATTATCGCTGTCTTCACGATCGGGCCGTCGGGTATTCCGTCGGCGTTTATCGTTATCCTCACCTCGACGTCCGTGGAGGGCCACGACGCGATGGTGCCCGTGGCGAAGGTGGTTCCGTCGAAGTTGACGGCATTCCACGAGGCGAGCGTGAAGTCGGTCTGCTCGGCCTTCTTTACCCTGTACGTGCCGTCGACGAATCCGTATGCGCCCTTGGAGGTGAGTAGCGATTCGTCCCCGTTGGAGACCATGTTCGTCCAGCCGTCGGACGACGTTCCGGAATGGTCGACGAAGATGGCCTCGCAGGTGGTCGAATCGCCGATGGAGGTCCTGTTCACGGAATAGGACTTTCCGCTCTTCAGGTCGATGAACCTTAGATACCCCGATACCGCCACGGTGTCGTCCACCTTGCAGAGCACGGTCGCGGAATCCTCGCCCAGCGACACGGCGAAGGGCTTGGACACGTCGGGAACCTGCGAGAAAAGTTGCGCGATCGTGGTGCTTCCCACGGCTTCGACGCTGGGTAGCAGGTTTCCTATGCTTATGCTCGTGTTCGTCGATGCGTCGGCGTCTATCGTGCCGACCTGCTCTCCGTTGACGTAGAGCGTGGTATGGCCCGTCCCGATGGGGATGTCGACGTTCGTGTTCGAGCCTTGGTTCAGCGTTATGGTCTTGAAGACGGAACCTCCCTTGCGGAAGTTTATCGTGGCGTCGCTTATGTCGGACGTAAGCGCGAGCGTTCCGCTTGTCGACGGAAGCGCGTAGGAAGCGGAACTTCCGTATATCGCGTCGGTGGTGAACGTCACGGCTCCCATGAACGTCTTTCCGCCCGCTATCGACTGGTCGCCCGCAAGCGCGACGCATCCGTCTATCGCGTCGTTGAGCGCCGAGGTGGTCGCGTAACCCGAAAGGTCCACCGAACCCGGCAGTTTCGCCCACGCGGTCCCGTTCCACGCCACGCTATCCCCTGCGGTGACGGAAAGCGAGCCTCCCGTCCAGGTTATCGTGCCCGTGTCTGAAACCGCCCATACGTCGCCCTGCGTCGGTTCGGAAACGGCGGAAACCTGCGCGCAGGTAGCCGTTCCGAGGAACCTGTATATCGTCGACGCGCTTTCGGCTATCGCGCGGTATATGCCGTCGCTGGTGACGGGGTTGCCCGAACCGCTTTGCGGAGCGGAATCGAAGGTCAATGCGTCCTGCTTCCTCGACACTTCCGCGCCGATCCTGAAACCGAGCCATTCGGAGGGATCGAAGTCGCCGACGGAATAGTTCTCCGCGACGCATTGGTAGAGGTTTCCCCCGTAATAGCACCATTCGCCGACGGAATAGACGCGCTCGGGATCGTATTCCAGCGCTATGGTGTCCCGGAACGCCTTAACAGCCGAAGCGGAGACGGGGTTTCCCGAATCCGTTATGTCCGTGACGTCGGTGCTCCGCAATACGTCTATCTTGGTCCACGCATCGGTACCGAAACCCTCGTTTCCGATGTCGTCGACGTTTCCCTCTATCGTGTATAGGTCCTCGCTTCCGAAGGGTGCGTAGGTTATCTCGTAATATCCGGGATATCGGCAGAACAGGTCGGCGATTCCCATCAGCGTCAATCCGGCGATGACGCGCTTCCTCTGTCCCACGCCCATGTTCGCGTATTCCACGAGTTGCCTTATGTTCAATATCGGAGCGCCACCGCCCTTCACGGCAAGCAACGCGCCGCACTGCAAATCGCTTCCTCCGTTGACGAAGAACCGCGAATTGGCCTCTTCCTTCGTGTAGACGTCGCCCACGATCTTCCTGACGTATTCGTAATCCGCGAGCGCCAGCCATTCCTGCTGGGCCACGCGGTTGGGGACGTTGAGCGCCGCGCTTTCCTCGACGATGAAGTTCAGGTCGCCAAGCGACTTCTGCTGTCCGTTTTCCAGAACGGCCTGCATCGAGGCGGTGACGAGACCCGGAACGTCGAGCGGTCCCTGTCCGCCGAGCGGAAGCGTCAGGTCTATCTTGATGAAATCGTAGTTCTCGAAGTATTTGAAGAAATACAAATCCCTCTTCCCGTCGAAGGGTATCTGCGCGGAAACGACCTCGGAATAGGGTTCCGACGGCGTGATCACCGCACCTCCCGGAACGAGGTACCGCACGTCGATGGACGCAGGCACGAGCCCGTCGATGTGGACGTAAATCGAATTGACCCCGTAGTTTCCCTGCCGGAGCGATTCGTCGTTTATGATTTCCTTCAGCGTGAGCGTCGAATCGTAATAAAGGTACATGTCACTTCTCCTCCTTCTTCTTCTCGTTTCCCTTGCCTATCCTGTCGGCGAGGTAGTCGAGCGAACTCTCGAACCTGCCCTGCGACTTGTCCCATACCCATTTCGGGAACGGGTTGAGCGGTATCGCCACCGCCTCGCACATCAGCGTGCAGGAAAGCGCCTGTATGAAATAGTCGAGCGACGAGCGTATGGAAACGCATATCGCAAGCAGTGCGCCCAGCGGTATGAGTATCTTCGCGACGCCGGATACTATCTGCTTCGTCATCGACCATTCGGGAAATCCCGACTTGATGTACTTCGCGAACACGGTCAGGAACGCGAATATCATCACGACCGCAATCAATCCCCATCCGCCGAACTGCACGTTCGACACGACGCGGAAAAGGTCGTATCTCCAGCCTATGAACAATACGGGCAGGACGCAGGCGAACAAGGCCCACGCGATTGCCCTTGCGATGAATGTCTTTCGTTCGGTGGTCATCGTCTATTCCTCCTCGGGAACGAATCCCCTGTCCTCCAGATAGAGCGAATGGACCTCCACGCGCTTCGTTATGTAGGCCGCGTCGAGGTCGTTCAGTTGGCAACCCATGTAATAGCCGAGGAAGCACGACGATCCGAAGGCGAAGGCCCTCGAAAGGAACCTCATCCACGCCTGCGCGGTGCTTCCCCCGTCCTGCGTCATGTCGCGGACGAGCGAGCCGAGTATGAACGCGCCTATCCAGGTTATCGCTATGCGGAGCGATAACTGCGTGACGGTGGTCGAGACCTTCTTCGCGTTCTCGTTCTTCGCCATTTCCGAAAGCGTCCTGTCGGCCTGCAGGGTCGTGACGCTCGTGTAGTAGTTCGGTGCCACGAAGGACATGCGCGCTATGCGTTCCTTCGTCCGTATGGCCCTCTTCAACGTCTTCAACGGGTAAGGCCCGTAATGTTTTCCGTTCATTTCCACGCGCTCGACGAGCGTGACGATTTCCCAGGGTTCCATCGAGAGGACCTCCCTCTGGAGCATCAGTCTGTCCGCCTCGCGCTTCGCCATTTCCTCGCGGTCGCGGGGCTGGAGCACCTTCTTCACCCATTGGAAGAAGTCGGTCCTGCGCTCGATGCGGGCCATGCTCTTTGTGAACTCGACCTTCGCCCTCGCGATTTCGCTTTCGGGCTTCGACGCGTTGGACGCCTGCGCCACGAAGAGTATGGAAATCGTGGTCGACAGGATGATCGCGGTGATTATCAGTTCGTCGGTCAGGAACTCCGTCGTGGAGAGCCTGCTCGGGTCGATGATGAAGGGCCAGAAGGACGAGACGATTATTATCAGGAATATCAAAAGTATCGTCAGCAGGCCGAGCGTTATCTTCTTGTTTGCGAGTGCCTTCCTTACGTTCATAGTTTCCTTATCCTGTCAAAAGCGAGTATAGCGCCCACGGAAAGCCCGTAAAGCCCGACGAGGACGCACACCCATGCGAACGCGGGGGAGGAGAACCAGGCCGCGAAGTCCCATCCGGCGATCAATCCGCCGACGAGAAACGCGACAAGCGCCAGCCCAAGGGCCAGCGCTCCCGTGACTATGAGTGCCTTGTTCCTGCCGTTCATATCGACGTTCCGTCGTATTCCTCTATGATCTCGTCGAGTTTCGCCTCGACCTCGGCCTTGTGTTCCTCCACGGCCTTGACCTCCTCGTGTATCGCGTCCTCGGTGGCCTGCAGGGTTTCCTTGCCCACGGTGCCGAGTTCCTCGATGAGGTTGAGTATGGCGACGCGGCTCTCGGGGGTGTTCTCCTGCCCGAGGGCGATGATCTTGCTGAATATGGCGAGCATCTCGTTGGTCTTCTCCTGCGTGGCGAGCACGGAGGGAAGCAGTTTGCCGGTCTGCTCGGATATTTCCTTCGAGACGACTTCCTCGATCTTCTGCTGTACCTGCTCGGAGACCTGCTTGGTGGTGAGACCGGCGGCCTTCTTGAGTTTCGCGAGGTTCGCGGCAAGCCCGATTATCGTGCCGACGTAGGCAATCCACGACATGTACATGGCGACCTTGTCGGCGGTCAGCCATTCGTCGGCGAACCTCGTCCACGCGTCCTTCGCTTCCTGAATGGGAACGAAGACGTATGTCGGTTCGGCTTCGGTCGCGGTTTCGCTCGTTTCGGGTTCGGCTTCCGCGTAGGTCGCAATCGGTTTGTGCGAGCAGAACAATGCGGTCGCGCCGAGCATCAGCGCCATCGCGGAAAGGGCTATCGTCTTCTTCTTCATTGTCATTTCTCCTTGACTATCTTTGCGAGGTCGGCGATGGCCTGCCTTAGTTCCGCCACCTGTTCCTCGAGGACGGAAACGCGCACCTTCGCCTCGCGGAGGTCGGGAAGGAGCGTATGGACGTCCATCGCCCTCGCCTTTCCGTTTTCGCACACGAGCACGTTGCCGTTTGCGAGTTTTCCCTTCGTTTCGATGATGATCTTCCCGTCCATCGCTTTCTCCTTGTGTGATTACATTATAAACGCTTGCGCGTGGCGTTTTCTACAATATGTCTCCCACGATTTCCTCGCGGAGGTCCGCATCGTAAACCGACTTGTCCCTTATCACCAACGCGTTAAGCCATACGGAAATCGCGCCGTCCTCCATCTTCGGCTGGTCGATGGCGAGCAACAAAGTGCCGTCCTCGTCGGCTATGTAGGCCGTAAGGCCGTCGAAACCGGCATAGGCCGTCGAGAATGATAGTTTCGCGGACTTGTTCGCGTAGGAGGTTATCGTCGCGGTAGTCGCCATTCCCGCCGAATCGGGCAGTTTCGGGTTCCTCGGGTTGTAGTCGGACGAATCGCCGACGTGGAGGAAGAACGAATGGTCGTTGTCCGTGGCGCGTATGCAACGCTGGCGTTTCATGAAGTCGCGCGTGAAGGCGATTTTCGTCGTGTCGGAGCATAGTTCGTACTGGAGCGATATGGCGGTTATTTCCATCATGTCCTTGTAGTTGCCCCAGGCGACCGCGAGGTTGTATTCGACGGAATAGTTTTCCATCGTGACCAACGGACGTCTTAGCATCCTGCCTAACTGAACCCCAGCCGTTCCCGGATGGTATGATTGGTCGGCATCGTCGAACACGACGTAATCCGCCAGTCCTCCTCCCGTCATTTCCATTTCGGAAAGCAACACGATCTTGCCTCCGACGTTCTCGCCGTTTGTGTCGGTGTATTTGTAGTACTGCGTCGGAAGTCCTCCGTTTATCTCTCCCGAAATGACGAGGTTGCTTCCAATGGAAAGCGAAGTCTGGTCAACGTACTTTCCCATCCAGTAGTTGTCGGTGAACTGGACGTCGAAGATTATCGAATTGCCGACGAGACGGGACGAAAGGTCGAGGTTGTACCAGTTGTTCGCGCCGATTGCGCTTGCCGGGTATATCGTTCCCGATGCGTCCTCGGTCTTCACTATCGCGTGCCTTATGGGAGACGAATCGTTCTCTATCACGAAGGGAGAGAGGAAATACGATGGAAGGTCGTAATCGGTCCAAAGCGTGTCCAGAACCCCTCCGACGTTCACGTCCGTCCTCGCGGTCGCTTCCGTCTTCCGGTCGAAACTGAACTCGAGGTGGATTTTCTTTAAATCGTGCCTCGTGAGCGCCTCCGAGCCGTCGGAAACGCGCCAGGAACGTATCTTCGCCTTCACGCCCGTGTAGTAGTTTCGCAAAACGTAGTCCTTCGTGGCGTAGGCGTTCACCTCCACGTGATTGCGGTATATCTGCCTCTCGACCTTGAAAATCACGCAACCATCGACGACATCGCCTATCTTCAGCATATCGTTTTCGGATATGTCCGTTCCGCGATAGGTGGCGTTTATGAGCAGTTGCTCGTTGCCGAGCCTGTTGGCCTTCATGTATTCGAGAGCACCCTGCAGGTTCGACGATACGTAGGAGTTCGATTGATTGTCCGCGACGACGCGGGTATTGCGCGTCGGCTGGCCCTTGCCCGCCTCGAAGACGCAACCTGCGAGCGTTTCGTACTCGATCTCGAAAACCATGTCGTACCACTTGTCGATAATGACGCTGTTGACGTCGATGTAGTCGAGCGTCCTCGTCGTTCCGTTATAATCGGTTATCGTGAACGGCGTGAGACCGCGAACGAGTGCCGACTGAAGGAAATTATACGCGAATTGCGTAAGCGTTCCTACCTGCGTCTTCTCGTTGAAACCCATTATCACGTTCGATCCGCGTTCGTAATGCAACGTGAAGTTCCTGTAATATGGATAAAGCAATGGGCTTACCTGACTCCAGTTGTCGTAATGGACGGCTAGGGCCTGCCATTCCTTCGCTTCGACGACAAGTCGGTTGTGTTGCGTTCTCGTCACGTTCGACGACACGATGTCGACGAGCGTGCAATCGGTCAAATCGACGGAAAACCAGCAGTATGCGTTGGCACTGTTGACCGAAGCGGGAAACTTCATCACCATCTTCCTTAGTTTGTATATCGGATAATCCGTCTTCACGAAGAAGTTGTTTTCGTCGATTATCGCGACATCCGAGGTTATCGGACACCACTCCGTCCTCGTGACGAAATCGTTGGTCTCGCCGCTTCCGTCGTTGGTGACGTTCACCAGTTCGCAACGGAGCGCGGAAACGTAGTCCTCGCTGGACTTCGACGCCTGTATGAGATTAACGCCGGAAAGCGCGTTCTCGCCCGGGAGTTGCGTTTCGGTGAGGTCGAGGAAACGTATCGTATTGCCGTCGAGGTAGACGATGCGGTCCTTCGTCATCGCAAGGTCGTTGAGGATTTCGCGCAACGTGGGTTTGTTCCACTGCATCTCGGGGCATTGCTCGGAGAACGTCGGCGCCTCGGTGGCATCGAGTTCGTACTTGTTCGTCAGGTAATAGCCGCCTTCCCCGTCGTCGACGCGGATTTTCGGGGAGTATTCGTTGAGGTATTCGTCGAGGTAGTGCCAAACGGAGCGTGGCGTTCCGATGACCTTCGTTATCTTGAGGTTCGGAAGCAAAACGCCCTCGAGTTCCTTTGTCTTGCTGAAAAGCGATATTTCGTACTTGTACTGCGGAGGGTCGAGGCATACCTGCGTCCGGGTATATGTGTCCACACACATGATGTCCGATTGTTCCGCGTAGCCTCCCGTGAGCAATACGGGGTCATAGGGTTCGATGTCCATCGGCTCGGAAAGGTTCGACAATATGATCGTCCCGTTGTCGAGCGTCTCGTCCTTGGATTTCGAGAGCACCGCTCCCTCGTCCACCTCGAACCACACATTGTCGTTTCGGTTGAGTATCTTTGCCTTCAATTCTCCGTCCCCCTTCCCCAGTCGATATAGGGGTTCATCGCGGACCTTTCGCGCAGTTGCGCTATGGCGTAGTTGGTCTTTTTCTGTTCCAACAGCCTAAGGTTGTGTTTCTGAATGTCCTGCGTAACGGAGTTTATCGTGGATATTCCCATCGCTATCAATGCACCCCAGGGACCGGCTACCTTAAGTCCTGCCAAAGCGGAAAAACCTATGCCCGAAAGACGAGAAACGGCGTTCATTCCCGCCTGCATTTCCATCTGCGAAGTGTAATCGCCCGTGAAGTTCCCGATGTTGTTCACGCCATAGGAAATCCATCCCGACGCAAGCGACTTCGCCTCGCCCAATATCCTCTGCCTCGCCCAATGGGCGACCATTCCGCTTTCGGATTTCCTTTGCCCTTCGCCCTTTCCCTCTCCTTCGGGGGAACCCGGCGAACCCGGCATCCTGTCGGTTATGACTATGTATATCTTTCCGTCCGCGTTCATGTTATTTCGTGAATCCCAGCCTCATCGCGGGAACGTCCGCTATGGATGCGGAGAAGTCCGCCATCGTCAGTTTCATCTTCAGGTTCGCGAACGTCGTGCTTCCGAGGGAGAACGATAACAGGAAGTCCTCGTTTCCGTTCAGGGTCTCCGCCATTATGCCGTTCACCTTGTCCAATAGCGAACTTTCCGTCATCGGAACCGAAAGCGTGATCGAAAGCGAGGAGACCGACTTCACGGACTTCGCTATGTACTCGCCCTTGAGTTGCTGCGAGTTCGGGGTCATCCCGTAGGCCATCCCGAAGGTGAGTGCCCTCACGGATTCGTCGTCTATCGTCAGGTTCCGCAAATCGCACACGTTCTCCATGACGTAGAACGTCGCGTTGCAGTACAGCACGCTTCGGTAGCCGTAATCGACCGCGTTGAAGTTCGACAGGACCACTGGGTCGGTCCACTGCTGCTTCACGAACACGCCGTCGCCGAATCCCTCGTAGGATTCCCAGTTGAACTCCCTCGCGTATGCGGAGAAGAACGCCTTGGCCTCCTCCAGCCCGTTCTGCTCGGAGAGTATGAGCACCTGCACGGGCCTTATGCGCACGCCTATCTGTATCTCGTCGGTGAGTTCGCGGACCAATGCGAAAACCGTGCCCGGCGTCAGGTCCTTCCGTTTCATGAAGGCCTGTTCCGAATCCACGATGACGGGCGTATCGTACCCGTACCGCTGCTTCAGCGCGGTTATCTGTCCGAATATCAGCGAAAGAAGGTCCATTTCACAACTCCCAGACTATCTCGGCCCCCATCTCCTCGGCGATGGGTTTCACCGCGTCGAGTATCGCGCGGTGCACCCAGCCCTCGGAGGCGTTGTGCGTGGCGAACCCGCCGAGCCGGTTCACCCACTCGGCATACGCGGTCCTGCCGTTTATCACGGCTCCCGTATGCACGATCGTGTGCGTCTTGCGCCATTGTTTCATGTCGTAGAACGGCGCGTCTATGACTATGCGCGCCTCGGTTTCGGTGGGCGCGTACTGCGTTATCAGCGACTTCATGTTCCCCGAAAGGACGGGCGAGGAAAGCCTTAGCGTCAATGCGAGCAACGACTGGATTCTCTCCACCATCGTCATCCCCTCCTCGCCGAGAGCGTGTACTCCCAGTCGGGATGCTTGGCGAACTCGCTTTCCTTGCGGTGCAGGGAACGCTGGACGGCCTCGACGATCCATAGTTCGTTCCAGAAACGGAGCAACGTTCCACGCGAGACGTCCTCTATGTCGTCGTCGGTGACGAGCGTCATCCTGCTTCCGTCCACGGCCCATACGCCGTTCACCGCGTCCATCTGGGTCGATTTCGCGGATATGGGGCGTGCGTGGAAGGTACCGCTGGGAAGGTGATCGTAAACCCATTGCGAGGGGGTTCCGACGGCGTTCTGCTCGTCGCGCACCCAGTATTCGCAGGGAACGAAGTTCGCCCTTCGGCTATGGAAGAGATCTACGCGACCCACGGCCCGAAGTACCCTCCCCTTCCGATGTGCGCGGACCATAGCCCCGTCATGCGGAGGTGGTCCTTGGCGTTCGGCGCGAGCGTTATCTCCCCGAGCGCCCTCTTGCTCGCGACTATGCCCTTCTCGGGGTCATAGCCGGAATCGGCGGATATGTCGCCGTTCTTGAACACGTAGTAGGCCTGCTCTATGAGGGCCAGTTTGTAGTGCTTCTTCTGTTCGTCCGAAAAACAGGGCCAGTAGTCGGTGACGCGCTTGAAGAAATGCGCGTTCAGGTACGTTTCCATGCGGTCCTCGATGCGCCTTAAAAACGCGTTCACCTTGTCGGACGGGTTGGCGGTGTCCTTGAGTTCGGCCTCCAGGTCCACGCCCGTGTACTGGCGGAACTCGTCCGCCGTTATGTATCGCGTTAGAAGCGGTGGGGTCATTTCCTTCTCCAGAGCAGGTCTATGAGGGCCTTGCGCTCATCGTCGGAAAGCCCGTCGACGTATTTCTCCATGTCGATTTCGGCTTCCTTCGGCTTTTCGCCTTCGGCAGGCTTTTCTTCTTCTTCGGGAGGTTCTTTCTCTTCCCCTTCGGGTTCATCCTTCGGTTCCTCGACGGGTTCTCCGTCCCTTTCGGGCCTTTCCCCGAGGTTATCGGAAATCCATTCCTCGATCTCGTCGGGCGAAGCGCCCTTCTCCCATCTTTCGGCGAAGTCCATCTGCTTCTCCTTCGAGGCGTGGTCGGCTATGGAATCGACGAGCGCCTTAGCGGTCTCCTCGGTTCCCTTCTCCTTCCATTCGTCGAAGCGCGCGTAAATCTCCGCGAGGTCTCCCTCCGCGTCGAAGCGCTCGATCTCGAAATCCTCGTCGGTGGTGACGTCCATTTCCTCCTCGGGTCCGTCGTGGGCGTCCCATTCGTCACGGGTCACCTCGCGGTCCCCGATGAGGTACTTTCCGCCCCTTATGGCCTTCTTCGCCTTGGGTTCCTCGTCGGGGCTTTCGTGCTTGCACGGTCCCCCGTCGTTTTCCTTTGTCGTGAAATGTCCCTTTTCGTCCTGGTATGGCATATCGTTTACCTGCCTTTCGTTCCGTATGCCTAATTATACGACGAAAAAAGGGCGAGCGCATACAATACGTTCGCCCCAATTCCGCCACGCGGTCAGCCGATTAGTTGACGGTGACGGTGGACGGGGTCTTGGCGATGAGTTTGCCGGAGGCGTCGACGAGGCCGAAGTAGTAGGCCTGGGCTGCGGCTGCCTCGGTGACCCATTCGCCGATGTTGCCGGCGATGACGGTGGTACCGTCGATGGTCACGCTGGAACCGATGTTCCCGAGGGCCGAGGCGCTGTAGACCAGTTGTCCGCGAAGGCCTGCGGGGTTGGTGAAGAAGTTGACGAGTTGCCAGTTGTAGCCGGTCGCCGCACCCTTGGTCTGGACGCGGAGGAGGTTGGTCTTGCTGGTGCCGTCGACGTCGGAGACGCAGACGTAGATGCCCGGGGTCTTGTTGCGGGGAACGAAGATTCCGTGGTAGAGGAGGTAGTTGATGATGTAGCCGTGGAATCCCGCGAGGCCGGAGAGTTCGGGTCCGTAGATCTTGTTGTACTCGATCTTGCGGACGGGGACGGTGGCCTTGAGGGAGACGACGGCGAAGTTGATGACCTTGGAGGTCGAGGTGGCGCTGTAGCCGTTGTCGGTCAGGGCGATGTCGGTGAAGAAGCGGTCGGAGGGAACCTCGACGATCGGGCGTCCCTGGTACTTCTCCACGGTGAAGGTGATTCCGCTCTCGGCGCGGAAGTCGCCCTGGGTGATGAACTTGACGAGTTCGGCGCTGTTGCGGATGAGGGACATCACGGTCGGGGAGACGAAGATGACCTGCTCCTCCTCGGGAACGCCCATCTCGAAGAGCCACTCGAAGGCCTCGTTGAAGCGGTGGATGACGCCGGTCGCGCCGTTGAGGGCGTTGATGTAGGCGCCGGAGGTCTGCGCACCGGCGGTATCGACCGCGAGGGTGATGCGGTTGCCGAGGGAGACGGCGGTCTGGTCGGCGATGAAGGAGAAGCGCGCGGCATCCACTTCGGGGATGACCTTGACGCGGTGGAACTCCTGCAATGCGTTGCCGATGACGATGCCGGCGGTTTCCTCGTTGGCGATGTAGTCGATGCGGAACTGCTTGCCGCGGACCCACTGGAGGCGGAATATCTCCCAGGAGACGTCGACGCCGCCGATGCGGAAGCCGTCGCGGGAACCGCTGGCGACGTTGCCGGCGTAGGCCGCGTAGTTCGGGGCCTCGGCACCGCTCGGACGGGCACTGCCGGGAGCGACGTGTCCGACGCTGTTCTGCTGGGTCGCGTAGTAGTCGGAGAGGCCGTCGAGAAGGATGCTGGCTATCTTGACGTAGCCGGTCTCGGTGAAGTTCACGTCGATGAACTTGTCGCCCTTCTCGAGGATGGCCGATTTGGAATCGTGGGCAAAGTACTTGTCCACCGATTTGGGTAGGTACTTGGTGATTACCTCAAAAGAGTTCATTTTCTATTTTTCCTTTCTGTGTTTTACAAAGTGACGCCAAGGAGTTTCTCGGCCTGCGCCTTCTCGTCCTCCTCCCCTTCCTTCAGATGGTCCTCTTCGGCCTTCTCTTCGGGTTCGAGGATGGCTTTGGCGTCGTCGAGCAATTTCTTGATGGACTCGTCGTCCAGGCCCCCGTCACGGAGGGTCTTCAGCAATTCTTCTGCCGTCATTTACCTTTTCCTTTCGTTCAGTCGAGGTCCACGCCCAGGTAACGGCTGGCAAGTTCCGCCTCGGTCGGCCCGTCGGGATGCGATGCCTCGCTTCCGAGCGGCACGATCGTGGACGGCGCCGACTTCCAGTCGGGATGCGATGCCATCTCCGCCGCGAGCGTCTCCTCGTCGATTTCCAGTCCCTTTCCCCTGAAGTACGCCTCGATGTCGGACACTATGTCCTCTCGCACGTCGTTGGCCTTGAAAGCGTATTTCCGCGAAAGTTCCCGGTTGCGTCCCTCCAGTTCGGCGTACCTGGCCTGCAGTGCCTCGCCGTCCTTCGTGAGTTCCGCCACCCGCTCGTTCAGGGAATCAACCGATTTCGCCTTCCCGAACAGGTCGTCCAGCCCCTTCAGATCCTTCACTCCGTACCTGTCGAAGAACGCCCGATGTGACCTTTCGATCCTCTTCTGCATCAGTTCGTTCACGCGTTCCTTCGTGAATGTCCCGGGAGTTGCCTGTCCCGCTTGGTCTCCAGTGACCGCCTTACCTGGATTTTCTTCCATATAGCATTAACCTCGCTACTAAGTGACCATATTTTAATGCATTTCGGAAGGTTTTTGAACAGCGTTGGCGAAAAAACGGCCCATTCACGAAAAAACGGCCCATTCACAGCCGTTCCTTCCATTTCCTAACGAGCATCTCGGCCTTCAGCAGTTCCGCTTCCAGCCGTTTCGACCTGCGTTCCCTGAGCAGCGCCCTAAGCATCCTCACGCGTTCCTCGTATGCCTCCACGGCGATGCGTGCGGGCGTCCTCATTTCCCTGTCGCCCTCGCGTCGGTGCGTATGGTACTTCCGCTTCAGGCGCTTCATGGACTTCTTCCTCACCTCGTCCTCGGTCAGCGAGACGAAGTAGTGCCTGCAGTTCGGTCGGGTGATGAACCACGCGGGTTCCCCCATGACCCACTGCACGGTATACAGTCCGCGTTCGCGTGCCCATTCCATCGCGCTTTCGGGAGCGTTCTCGTCGACGTACATGCGCCCTTGGTACGGCAAATGGTCCTCGGCGCAGTCGTCGTGCGACGACGCAAGGTAGAACCACTTTCCGTCCTTCCTGCTGCCACGGACGAAATCGCCCAATATCCCCGCCTTCTCGTCTTCCGCCCTTTTTGCCGTTACGCGGTTTATTATTTTCGCCATAGGTTCCATCGCGTCCACGAAAAGCGGGACCAGTATCCCGGGGTCGGCGTCGGGCGTCCATAGTTTCCGCGCGCGGTTCGCCACCTTGATTGCGGAAGCCAATAAAGCCTTCTCCCTCACGCGCGATCCGACTGTCATGTCGAAAAGCGCCTTGTGGACCTTCCTACTCGGCGTCCCCTTCAGCGTCTCCGCGTAAATCCTTGCGAGGTAGCGGTTCCGAAGCGCCTTCAGGCTCTCCCTCTCCCGTTCCCTTCGCAGGTACAGGTCTTCCAGTTCCCTTCTCATCAAGATACCCCATGTCGAACTCGTCCTTCTCGCGGTTCTCGTCGAGCCATTCGCGTTCCTTCTCGATCTCGTCGTCGGAGAGTTTTCCTCCCCAGAGCAGTTTCACGAACCTGTCGGTCGACAGTTGCCCCTGGCTCCACGCGGGACCGAGCGTCTGCAGTTCGGTCTCGAAGGACGGGTTGGCGAACTCGTCGTACTTCACGCCGACCTGCCAGTCCTCGGGGACGAACCTACCCTCCCTCATGTAGGACCACGCAAGCAGCAACTGCCCGCAAAGCGCCTCGAGCGCCTTGGTCTCGTTCTTTATGATCGTGTTCCGCGTGAATATCGTCTGCTTCTCCTTCTCCCGTTGCGCCAACGCGTTGTCGTCGCGGGAGACGTTGAGGCCGAGCGAACTCGGCGAAAGCGCGCCGATGAGCACGTCGGACAATACCGAAGAATACAATTCCGCGTACTTCCCGAACTCGAGGTTCGGCTGTGTCGTCTGTATCGCCGTCGAAACGTCGCCGTTGCCGTCGGGCGTGGTGTCGAGTTTCACGTATTGCCTGTTGTACACCTTCGGGAGTTCGGGCACGCCCCGGTCGCTCCGCTGAAGCAGGTCCACGGGATAGTATTCGACCGGCGTGGAGACGCGGTTCGTCTGGCCCGCCTGCGTGAGTATCTCGTCGAGGAAGTCGAACAGGTCCAGCCTGCCGTCGTAGAGCGATTTCCCCCGGTTCCTGCGGAGCGGGTCGAAGTAGTACTTGAGCGGAACCGCCAACAGCGAATCCACGCCCGTCAGCACGTAGTCCCTGTACCCCTCGGTCTCGGGAAGCGAATCCATCGGGATCGGCGTTATCGAATTGCCCTTGCCGAGCCTGAACAGACGGAACTCCACGCGGGTCCCTTCCTTGGCGCGCAACCTCGTTTCCACCAGTACGTAGTCCTTCCCGTCGGCGTCCTTGTAGTAACTGCTGAAAGCCATGCCGATGAGCACGTTCGACTTGTACACCGGGTACCAGTCCTCGGCCCCGAAGCGCTCGATTATCGGATAGGGGGACAATCCGGGGTTCAGGTTCACCTTCCACGCGCCGTCGCCCTCGACCAGGGCCATCGGACGCGAGACCTGCGTGAGCAGGAAGTCGAAGTCGTTGGCCTTCAGGATCGCGTCGAGTTCGTCCTGCCTGGTCGCGGTTATCGTGGGCATCCCGACGACGTTCGACACGGTGTCGACGATCGCGCGGGGAACGCCCGAATGGATGCGCTTGACGTTCTCGTTGACGGAACGTCCCCAGAAGTAGTCCCTGCGGTTGCGGTTGTAGATCGGGTTCTCCGCCCATCCGTAGGTCTGCTGGTTCGTGTACCAGTTCAGCAGTTCGTCGCCGTCGCCCATGTACCATATCCGGTTTGCGCGCACGTTCGACCTGCGAATGGCCTCGTCGTCGTTGATGTACGTAAGGCGTCCGTCGTTCGGGTCGCCATTGAGTCTGGCGAGGCCCAGCAGGCGCATCGCCCTCCTCTTTATGAAATCCGCTATGTTCATGTATATATATTACCCCCTCGCGTCCGGTTCCTTAAAGGTTTTCCATCGCACGAGCCTCTTCCTCATGGGAATCCACGCGTACTCGAAGGCGTTTATCGCGTGGTCGTCGTAGTCCTCGCGCACCCTTCCGTCGCGTGCCTTCCTCGCGTTCCGCATCTCGCGGAGCAGGTTCGGGCATCCGGCGGAAAGCGTCAATGCGCCATAGGCCATCAGCAGGTTCTCGAAGTACACCCTCGACAATATGGGTATCTTCGACGACGGCTCGAACCGAAGCCCGTAGGCACCCTGCCTCGAAGCCTCCAGCGCAAGCCCGTCGATGAACCCGCCCGAATCGGCGCAGTCCACGTAGCACGTCAGCGACGGCAGGCCGTACTTCGCCTGCCAGTTCCTGAGCGCCGAAACCATCTCGGACTGCACCTGCGGGGACGTCTTCCTCTCGGATTCGGACTTCCCCTCGTTGCTGTCGAACCATTCCTCGATCGCCTCGACGCGGTCGAAGCCTCCCGAGACGCCGACGAGTTCCATGACGTTCGCGCTGCCCAGCCTCACGGCGTTCGAGGGTCCGTACTTCACCTTCCCCTCGCCGTTGCTCATCCCGAAGTCTATGCCCACGCACACCGAATCATACCTGCGAGAAGCCGATTCGTATGCCGGGAAGACGAGCGAATCGACGAGGTGCGGATAGGTCCTGTCCGACAGGTTCCCCCAGCACCCGAGCGATTCGACCTTGTAGATGTCGTAGGCCTTCTCCTTCAATAGCCGGGCACCCCTTACCTGTCCTTCCGAAAGGTACGGATTGCACTTATAACTCGAAATGTGCAGCGCCAGCCCGTCGCCGTAGCCTATATTAAACGAAGGATATTCCGCGAACTGCCACCCGACGGTCTCCAGCGTCTCCACGTCGTCCTCCAGCCTGTCGCGGAAGAACGTCCCGTATAGCCAGTGCCCGACGTCCCAGGCGTTGAACAGGAACGTTATCTGCGGACGCAGGTCGGGTTCGTAACTCGGGACGCGGATCGAGCCGTCCACCACGCGGAACTCCTCGTAACTGCGCAGTTGCGAGGCCTCCTCGAAGTATATGTCGGTCCAGTACCCGCACTCGACGGACGTGCCCGTTATGTTCTCCACGTCGTTCATTCCCCCGAAGAGTATCACCTGCCCCGTGGGCCTGTACGTTATCCTGTGCGGCGAGACGTTGAAGCGGAACAGATGCGCTATGCCGAGTTTCCGCGCGACGTTCCTCAAAATGGAAAAATTGCTCTGCGCGTTGTCCTTGTCGTTCTGCCTCACCATCAGGACGTTACGCCTGGGGTCGGAGAATATCTTGAAGAACGCCTCCAGCCCGATGAAATTGTACGTCTTCCCCGTGGAACGCCCGCCCTTCAGCGCGCGATACCTGCAGGAACAGTTCGTGAACCATATCGGGGCATAGGCCTCCAGGCGGAGCGCCTCATCGCTTATCGTCGCTTCCATCCCGAAGCGTCCACTTCCTCTCTGGGTCGTCCACGCGCGGGTCTCCCAGGCGCGTCTTCGGGTCTATGCGCTTCCCGCCGATCACGACGGTTACCTTCCCCTCCTCGTCGGCCTGCACCTGCTGCCTCGGCATGAACTTCGCGTTCGTGCGTTCGAGCCACCACGCGGTACCCTGCCAGCCGGGCTTCCCGGCCCTTATGACGTCGCGGGACGTCCTTATGAACAGCGCGTAGGAGCGTTTCACGGCGTCATGCAGGAACGCCTCGACGCTCTCGACGCCGTTCCGCTCGTCCTCCTCGCCCCTCTTCATCCATTCGGCATAGCGGTTGTAACGCGTTCCGCAGATGTCGCAGGCGTACTCTATCGGCAATCCGTCGGCGATGTTCGACGCGATGCGCTCGGCGAGTTCCCTGGTAAGTTCCAATGATGCTTTCATATGCGCATTTTAGCACGCGGGGGACGGACGGCGCAACCGAAACGGAAAACGCGAAACGCACGGAACGCAAACGGAAAACCGAACGCGCCGAATAACCCACGCCCGATAACCTCTCCCCCTTTCCCGATCGTATCGCCCCCCTTAATACGCCTGCGCGCGCCTCTTCGCCCTCTCCCCTCTCATCCCCTCCCCCTCTTCCCCATTTCCGCTTAAGGGTTTTAAGGGTTACTTAATAGTTACTGAATAGTTAGTATTTTTTATAAAAAAATACTGAATAGTTTTAAGGGTTTGTCTTCGCGTCCGCGTATATATGTAAGGGGAAAGTTATGGGAAAAGCGAAAAACGCTTCAAACCCTTAAGAAACCCGGCAAAGGGAAGGGAAACATTAGGGGGAAACCTTAGGAAGAGGGTAAGAGAAAGCGTAGAGAATCGCGCACGCGCACACGCACGCCCACGCGCACACAGGCCACCCGACTGCGTCCGACTGCGCGAATGAAAAACGCACGATCCAACGCGCACCCCTGGGAAACATACCTTGTTTGTTTGCGTGGTCCCTTCCGAACCTTTCGCCCTTCGTCGCTTCCCCCCGGAACCCCCGAACCTATACGCCAATCGAAACCCCCGAACCTCCAACCCTCGCGCGATCTCCCGGATAGCCGCATGCCCGAAACCCCCGAACCCCGGCAATCCGCCACCCATCGAAAAACCTCCCATATACCTGCGTGAACCTTCTTCCAGAAACCTACTTGCATACTTTCCTGCATACTCGTCCGCATCTCCTTCTTATATACTTTCCTGCATACTCAGCGCATACCCTTAAAATACCCAAACGCATACTCTTCTTACATACTTGCTTATATACTCCCGTTTACCTGCGTGAACCAACTAAAACGCCCTGGAAAATCGTCAATCGAAACCCCAAAAAAATAATCGGAAAATCGTCAGCGAAAACGTCTTTTTATCCTCTCTTTTTCCGTCAGCGAAAACGCTTATAAACATCTCTTTTTTCCGTCAACCAAAAACCAAAAAACCCACCTATAAAATCGTCAACGCAAACCAATAAAAACCCCTCTTTTTTCCGTCAATGCAACCCCCGAAAACCCCGATGCAATCGAAACTTTTTCCCTGTTTGTATTGCGTGGGTTTTTGTCAACGAAAAAGCGAAAAACATACCTATAAAACCGTCAATCGAAAACCTGAAAACGCACGCTTAAAAATGTCAATCGAAACCCTAAAAACGCATCTAAAAAAACGTCAACCGAAACGCAATAGACCCACGCTTATAATCGTCAACCGAAAACACGAAAAAGCACGCTTATAATCGTCAATGAAAAAAACGGAAACCCTCTATAAATACGTCAACCGAAAACCTATATAAATCCGTCAACCGAAACGCAATAGACGTATCTATTTAACCGTCAATCTACCCCTCTGCAAAAACGTCAGCCCATACCCTGGAAACCCCTCTGTAAAAACGTCAATGCAAACTCTCTTTTATACCCTTGCTTCCGCAATCTTCCTGGGATCCGAAAAGCCCGTTTTTCAACAGCCCCAGGACATTCCGCAAGCGCACGTTTTCCGCAATCCCTGGCGTTGATGAAACGAGGCGAGAGGCCTTTTTGAAAACCCTCTCCGTGTGCGAAGGAGTACCCATTGCCGCGATCTTCCGGCAAACGAAAACCCCCGTTTTTCCGGGGGCCGTCGTTATTCGTTTTCAGGCGTTTTTCGGGATTAGGTAGGTGTTCTGTTTCGTGATGTACACGAGGCCGTTTTCATACTCGAACGCGGCGGAGAATGTCGTTGTATTGTGTCCCACTATGCATAATGCATAGCCGCCCATCCTATCGCATAGTTCGACGCAGTGCATCCAGGCCTCGGACTTCGCCCTCGAAGGGCGATCGTATGCGTCCATGAGGCGAAGGGCCGCGGGCTTTGCCCAGACGTATGCGTTAAGGAGGTTCCGGGCTTTTTTCGTGTTTGGGTTTAGGGTTGTCATTTGTTGGTTTTCCTTTCAATGTTTTTTGATTGTTTTTAAATGGGTTTTTGATGGGTTGCCGGGGGTTTTATGGGCCTCCGGGGGTTGGTCCGTCATTCGTCCATCAGGTCGAGCAGGAGGGCCGCAAGCCATTTCTCCGCGTCCTTTTTGCCGAGTTTGCCCAAGAAGGCGTTTAGCGTGGCTTTCGAGCGCGTTTCCAGGATGAGCCGGAACGGAACGCGGAGCCGGGGGTTTTCGGGGCTTTCCGCGTGTCCGTTGCGGTATTGCCTGCCGTCGTATTCGACGACGAATTGCAGGGCCTCTTTGTAGGGATGTGCGCGGTAGCCGGTCCTTTCGAGGATCGTGCGGGATTGTATGGTAAGCGTTTTCATCGTTGGGGATCCTTTCCTAATGGGATGGTGATGCAAAGTGCAATTGTTCCGTCTTTCGTCGCTGTCGCTTCCACGCAAAGGACTTCTTCGTCGAGCAGTTCGGGGAAACTTTCCATCACTTGCCAGGACATGGCAAGAGAAACTTTTTCCTCATAGAGCAGGAGCCCCTTCCTTATCGTCACGAGGCCAATGTTTTTGTCTAGTATTTCCCTTAGTTTCATTGTTTGGGTTCCTTTCGTAATTCGTTCCTTAGGTAATTGAGGGCATCTATCCAACCTTCGACGTAATCGCGGCGTTTCCTGTGTGCGGGCTTTAGGCTTTCGCAGCGTGCGAGCGTTGCCGCGATGAGTTCCGGGGCGGTCATTCGGTAACCTCCAGGAGGTTGTGAACGTCCTGCGCGAATTGCTCCATGGAGTAGCCGAAATCCGCGCCTTCGGGAGTGCAGTAGTAGGCGAGTACCTCCCATTGATCCCTCGTGTAGATAAGCCCGTCGTCGATGGCCTGGGAAACCGCTTCTTCGATGTCATGGCCTTCCTGTTGGTAGGATTCGGCGCGATCCGCGATGTCCTCCGCGATCTTGAGGAACTCCCAGGACGCGCCGGGGAAGGTGTCGTAGAGTTTTTGCTTCGTCATTGTTTGAGCCTCCTTTTTATTCGCTCACCCATAATATAGCATTGGCGTTAATAAGATGCAAATAATTTTTTAATAAAGAAGTGAAATATTTTTTTGATAAGGGTTTCGGGTGTATGCGTATATAAAGGATATGTGCGTGCGTATGTGAGAGGGGCCGCGATCGAATGGGCGAGCGGACGCGTTACGGAAAAGGAAGGGGCGACGGGTAAAAATATGGGCTACGGACGAACGCGTTACGGTAAGGCGTTGCCCCCTCCACGGATGAAGGAACGGGACCACGGACGGATAAAGAGGGCGACGGATAAACACGGTTGCGGACGGATAAACACGGTTGCGGACGGATAAAGAGGGCGACGGATAGACGCGCCACGGCTACGGAAACGGGCCCACGGATGAAACGCGGACCCCTGCGGACAATCGCTCACGGCTACGGTTGAACCCGTCACGGATGAAACGTTACGGTCACGGATGAAGGGCCCACGGACGGACGGAAACCGCGACGGATGCGCTTAACCCCCTACGGATGGCGTGATACCCCAACGGACGAAACGAAAACCGCCCACGGACGGGCGGCTATCGTTCGGCGGCTATCGTCTCCACGTCCGCCACGGATCGAGCCACGACGTATTCGTAGCCTTTCGATTGCGCCCAGGCACGGAACCTCCTTTGCGCCTCGCGGAGACGTCCCGTGAGCGTCTTCACCTCGATGAACGCGATGCGCCCGTTCCCCGGGAGCGCGATGAGGTCCGGGAAACCCTCGGGCAGGCCCGTGTCGAAGAACCTGCCGTCGGCGGTGCGGACGCGCCCGACGTTGCACCGGAAGCAGGCCACGCCCACGGAACCGAGGTAGGCCCGTATGGCGTTCTGGACGTCACGCTCTGGGAGTTGCCGCATCGTTGAGCAACGCGTCGCGCGCGTCGAGTATCTGCTTCCTGTAGTCGCGCATTATGGTGTCCGCGTTCTCGCGGAGGAACTTCGCCACGGCGAGGGCGTCGGATTCGGTCAGTCCGAGGTATATCGTGGAAACGTAGGTGTCGCCCGAGATCGTGCGGAGACACTGCACGACGTAGGTTTTCCCACCGAGCGTCCATACGGAGACGAGATAGCCCTTCTTGCGGTTGGAGAAGAGGGACAATCGCCTTGCGGACGGGTCCTCGCGGAGGCGGTTGAACTCGCCTTCGGCCCATCGGATCCGCTCACCCTCGTCTTCGGGCAGCCATTCGGGCAGTTCGCCCGCGAAGAGGAAGCGGACGTGGTTTCGCTTCCGTTCGTTCATGAGTATTCGGTTCATTATCGGTTCACCTCCGTCTTCAATGGTCCGCGCGTTGCTATCCGCACGGTGTCTCCCACGCGGATGAGGCCCACGGATGCCGGGCCGCGCACGACGACGATGCCGTCCTTGGCGGAATATCCGGCGGAGGGGGACAGAAGCGCTAGGGCCACGGATTCGAGGCGGTCGCGCCAGTCGTCGGGATGCTTCGCGCGGAGTTCGTCCACGAAGCGTATCTCGAGTTCGGCGCAATATGCGTCGCCGAGCGTGGATTCGGCGGTTTGCGAGCGCACGCGGTCGCGGATGCGGTCGGCGCGCATCGGCAGGCGCAATGGATGTGGTTTCATTGTTTTCGTTTTCCTTTCCTGCGGGGGAGTTTCCACCCGCAAACGCGTTCGATGAGGATGATTAGGCCGCAGACCGTCATCGCGGCGGCGAACGGCAGGGCGAGCGTGACGAGCAGTATCAGTAGCCAGATGGGGATGGTGATCATTCCGTTTTCCCTCCAATCGTCTCGCACAGCGCGTCGTATGCCTCGTCCAGCGTTCCCTCTGAGACGCATATCGTCCCCAGGGTCCGCGTGATTGCGTCGATTGCGCCGGATATGGATTCGAGTCGCGGAAGTTTCCCCAGTTCCGCGAGGACCTCCTTAGCCGTTTCCGCGCATTGCCTGAGGCTTCCCCTGGCGCAATGGATGCCGTAGGTGAGCGATGCGCATCTGTCGATGAGGTCGAATTGTTCTTGGTTCATAGCAGTTTCAGTTGTTCCTGTCCTTCCTTCCTTTCGTTCGGCTCCTCGTAGCGTAGCCTCGATTCGCATATCCCCGCGTATTCGGGGTCGATCTCGAATCCCACGAAATCCACTCCGAGGTTCTTGCAGGCAACGAGCGTTGTTCCCGTTCCGGCGAATGGCTCCACGACGAGCAGGCCATCGGTTTTCGGGATTATCCCGATGACGTTCTCCATGACCCTGTACGGCATCTGGCAGGGATGCCCGTACTTAGACGAGGACACGTTCTTCACCTGGTCCACGCTCCACCAATCATATATTGCCCCCCCCGCGATTCCGCGCTCGATCCTGTCCGCGATGCGTTTGTCCTTCGGGTTCTTGTAGGGTTGCGTGACGAGGGAGAAGTCGGGCTTTATTCCGTAGAACGCGATGTCCCTGTGTTGCCTTCCCGTGTTGGAATTATACACCCACGAGACGACGCGTTCGGGAGGCTTTCCGAGTTCGATGGACAATCGGTGCAATGCTTCCGGGTAATGGATCACGACTGCCCTTCCACCGCATTTCCCGATGAGACGCGCGAGCATTGCGTAGTATTCGCCCTCTGGCATTTTGTCCCTGTACGTCCTGTAGCCGTATCCTACGTTGAACGGAGGGTCGGTAACGAGAACGGGGAACCGCCCTTCGGGTACGTGGTCGATCAGTTCGTTGCAGTCTCCCGTGGTTATCAAATTGAGGTTCATTCGGTTTCTCCTTCCGATGTCTGAAGTTTGATAAGTTTCAGGTACATCCCATCGAGCGTTTCGACCACGCCTTTCAGCGTCTTCGCCACCTCCTCGATGGAATCCCCCATGCATTTTCTTACCGAAGGATCCATGTAATCGTCGATCGAGCGTTGCAGCCACGACAGGTCATCCGCGTCTTCGTAAACGTCCCGTCTCACGCGACACACGCCGTATATGATCATCGGTATGTCGAAGTTCATTTCCTTTCTCCCTTCATAGATCGAACAGGTTTCCCTGTCCCTTGGCGTCGAACCCTTCCAGCCGGTCCTTCGCTATGCGGTGGTATTTTTCGTCTATCTCGAAGCCCAGGTAGTCGTGGCCCAGGCGTTTCGCCACCGCGCAGGTCGTCCCCGAGCCGCAGAACGGGTCGAGTATCAGCCCACGGCCCCCCCCCGCACGAATTGCGGATGAGGTTCCCGATGATTTCCTCGGGCTTTATCGTGGGATGCCCGTACTTGGCCTTGTCGGCGACGTTCGTGGACGATAAATAGACGGTCTTCCCCGTCTCGAAACTCGGTTTCAGTTCGACGCCGGGTTCCCAGAAGTAGAGGCAGTATTCCTTGTCCTTGAGGTAGTGTCCGTTGTTGAACGGCGGAGGGTTCGTCTTCGCCCATACTATCATCTCCCAGTTGCAGCCGCGTTCCTTCGCGAAGAACGTCAGGTAGTCGTAAATCTGCTCCTTGTTGCACCATAGGTAGATGTTGATTTTCTTGAGCACGCGGACGAACTCGGGGAGTATCGAGAGGTCGATGCCGACGTGCAGGGAAGAACCGACCATCTGGCTTACGTAGGAGTTCTTCCTGCCTTTCAGCACGCCTCCTCCATCGCTTAATCCCTTTATCTCATACGGCGGGTCGGTGACTATCAGGTCCACGGACTTGTCCGGAACCTTCTTGATCAGTTCGTAGGCATCGCCGAGGACTATCTCGTTGATTTCCATCTTCTCAATGTCCTTTCGTAATGTCTCTTCGCCTGCCTGTACGCGAAACCGCCCCTGTGCTTGGCATAATCCATGTCGGCCTTCGCCCTTTCGAGTTCGGTCATGTCCTCGTAGCGTTTCGCTTCCGCGTCGGATATGCGTGCGTTGATGAATTGTCCTAGCATTTCACGTACCTCACGTAATAGTCGTGTTGGTAATCCCTGTATTTCTTCCGGTTATTCGCGCGCCACTTCCTCATGTATTCCCTCATGTATTTAGTCCTGTCGAACGCCATCCACCATCCTCCTGTATTCGACGTATTTCGGGCAGTCGTCGTGGCAACCGGCCCTTCGCTTCTCGCAGTTCCTGCAGGGAGACTTCCCCGCGTGGATGGAGAAGATCATCGGCTTGAGGCGCGCCATTTCACGTAGCCCTCCAGCGAATCCATCTCGTCGATCGTGAGTTGCCTTTCGTCGGAATAGACGCGCCCGTCGACGATGCACAGGTGCTTCCTTAGCGTGGATAGCGCCGACTTCGCGGACGCGAGTTCCGTTTCCAGTTTTATCAGTTCCATTCCTTACCTCCCATAGGTTAACCTCGCGAGTTCGTGGGCCTCCTCGTAGTCGGAACACGACGAACCGAGGTAGGGCAACCCCTTGGCCCGAAGCGAACGGACGAACCTCGCTGCCTTGCGCACGTCCCAGAACGTCCTGTCCGCTTCCTCGCCCTTGTATAGGAAACTTACCGTGATCATTTTATCATTCCCCCTCCGGTTTTTTCACCCCGAACGTCGTCTCGGTCCCGTCCTTCATGGTGACGACGTAGGAATCTCCGTCGAAGTGTATGGTCTTCCAGTCGCGGTTCACGAGCATGAACGCGACGAGGTTCTCGATGAGCGCGTCGGTCATTTTCCGTCCTCCCCGATGATGTCCAATAGCCTGCGGATGGTGTCCAATAGCCTGCGGACGTCGTTGGAAATGCGAATGTTTCCGACGCCACCTTCCCCGAGGATTAGGTAATCCGTGGAGCAACCGAGGAAACGGGCGATTCTTCCCAACTGCCCAAGCGACGGCTCGCAAGCCGAGTGCTCCCACCTGCTTACGGCGGCGGGGGTGACCCCCAGGTATTTGGCAAGTTCCTTCGACTTTGCCTTGATTTCCATTCGTCGGTCGCGGATCCTCTCCCCGATTTTCGTTTCGCTTTCGTTCATTTCGATTTCTCCTCCCTAAGTTTCCTTATGGTACGCAACAGCGCCCTTTCGCGTTTCACGTGGAACGCTATGCGCTTCACCAGACGCCTGTTCTCCTCCGCGAGGTCGTGGATCGCGTCCTTGTAGAATCGTTCGTCACTCATACCTGTCTCCGTTGAAGAAGAGGTCCCAATGGTCCTCGTCCTCGTAATAGTCCTGCGCCTCGTCGGACATCCATTCCTGCGCGTCGTTTCGGAGGACTTCAAGCAATTCCCCGACTTCCTCCTTCGTGGCGTTCAGCGTCGCGTCCAGCGCGTCCGTGGGGCGTCCTTCCTCGTCCTCTTCCTCAAGTTCGGCTTCGACGCACTCCGTCGCGTCGATGTCCTCGGGATAGGGCCAGCCCTCGTCATCGTGTTTCACGGTGAATCCGATGCCGTCGGTCTCCACCGAGGACGAATAGGTGATGGTCGATTTATCTCCCGTATCGACGTTCTCGATTTCGTACTGCCTGTAGCAGTGGTCGGAATAGAATTCCTCGAAGAACTGCGTGGCCTTCAGTCGGCCCACGCATATCGGTTTCATTGCTTTTCCTCCTAAATTATTCATTTTCTACAATCTCCTTATTCATAAAACCTCAATGCCCCCGTCCTCGCAAAGTATGACTTGCTTGCCTGGGAACATCTTTTTGATTTCCCTTCCGTTTTCCAAGACGATCGTTTTCATCGCTTGTCCTCCATCCATTTCCTCATCATTCGGTATTCCTCCTGCGACAGCGTTCGCCCGGTTATCCTGTGGCAGTCGTCGTCCAGTATCTCGTAATCGACGCGTCCGTCCGGGAACCGCCTTTCCCTGAACTCCAGGCAGGACACGACGTCTTTCAGTACTTTGAGCATTCGGGCATCGTGGTTTGAGCCATAACCCATTGCCTTGTAGTTCTTGATAGGTTTGTAATCCGGGACCACCACCGTTCCGATTCGCTCGTTGTGGTAACGGTCCTTGTAAATCGCCACCAGGTTCTTTGTGTTGTATATGTGGTAGTAATACAGGCCGTTCTTTATCGTGAAGTCGCGTAGTTCCGGCATCGTCATCTCATTCGGCATTTTCATTCCCCTTCCTCCCTGCGCATCAGTTCGGCGCGGATTTCCGCGAGTTTGGCGAGGATCAGGTTCAGATCCTCGTAGGACTGCGGGTAATGCAGTTTGCGCTCCCATCGAAGGTAGCGCATCCATAATTTGTCGGTTGTCATTTCGGTTTTGCCTCCTTGGAAAGGTGCCCGCCGATTGGAGGCTCGGCGGGCGGGAGCCTTGGTTAGATGAGTTTGCGCCTCTTTCTGGGCTTTGGGTATCTCGACAGGCCATGCAATGCGATCTCGGCCTGGTCGGGATCGACCTTGATGGACACTGCCCTGCATTTGTGATCTGGGCTGAACTTCATGGTCTCCAGCGAGAAGTCCATGCAATGTCCTTCGAACTCCTCGTACTTGATGACATCGGCATCGTAACATTTCTCGATGTCTTTACCGTGGATGGAGCAGTATCTCGTTCCCTTCTTCACGTTTGGATCGTGATAGCCGATGCACCAGTAGTCGTGGGGCGAGGTGCGCCCCGCCTCGAACTTCTCGATCGCTTCTTTTAGTGTCATTTTATTTGCCTCCTAATGACTTACCTATATTATATAACTTTTTAATACTTTGTGAATACCCCAATTTAATAATTTTTCAATTTGTTCCTTCGCGCTTCCATTATCGACCTTGCCCAATAGCGTGGGTTCTTGTAGCCTCGCTTCCTTCCGATTTCGGTCAGTTCGTCCTCCGTCCTCGCCATTCCGACCTCCATCCTCGCGCGCTTCCGGTTCATCTCCGTCACGCGTTCGAGTTCGGCTTTCTCGTCGGCCTCGATTTCCCTTCGCGTCTTCCCGTTGTCGTGTCCGCAGTACGGGCATATACGATCGGTTCCCCCATACACGCGGAAGCACGCGCCGCACTCCCTTATGAGCACGCCGGGCTCCCTCGACGGGTTCCTCGGCCTGCGTCTTTCGAGCGTGTAGACGCGTTTCTCGGTCGGCAACCCGTGGGCATAGCAGTTCCCCACGAAGTCGATGATGACCGCGCGCTTCCCATCCCTCGGGGTGAGGCAACGGCACGCCTGCTGGACGTAGAGGGTCTCCGACTGCGTGGGCCTCAATAGCAGGCAGCAGTCGCACTCGGGAAGCGTTATCCCCTCGGATATGAGGTTGCAGTTGCACAGGACCGCGAAATCGCCCCTTCGGAAGCCTTCCATCAGGCGTTCGCGTTCGTCCTCGGGGGTCGATGCGTCCATGTGCTCGGCGCTTATGCCGTTGTCGCGGAACAGGTCGCGCATCTCGATGCTGTGCCTCACGCCCGCGCAGTACGCGATTGCCTGCCGTCCCTCGGCGAGTTTGCGGTAGTTCTTGATGATGTCCCCATAGACCTTCCTGTCGCACATCGTCGCGCCCAGTTCCTCCTGGGCGTAGTCGCCTGCCCTTACGGAGACGTTCGACAGGTCGACGTTCAGTTTCGGCGCGTATAGGTCGTATGGGGCTATCAGTCCGCGTTCGATGAGTTCGTCGGCGCTTATTCCGTTCACGATCGAATCGCACAGGTCCAGCGGTTTTCCGTCGAGCCTGCTCGCGGTGGCGGTGAAGAGCACCCTTTTACATCCGTAGTAATCGCACACCTTCCGATACGAAGGCGCGGCGGAGACGTGCGCCTCGTCGATGATTATGAGGTCCACGCGTCCGTGCTCTCCCAGGTGGTTCGCCTCGGTGAAGACGCTTTCCAGTCGCGCGTTGCCGATGATCCTTGCGTGTTGCGAGAGCAAAAGGCGACGGTGGGCGAGTATCAGCACCCTCGAACCCTTCTCCGCCGCCCTTTCCGCTATTTCGCGCATTATGTAACTCTTCCCCGAACGGCAGGGCAACACGGCGCACACGCCCTGGTGCACACGCAGTTCGGAGCGTATGCGGTCGTAGACGTCCTTCTGGTAGTCGCGCAAACTCATACGTCGTCGTCCACCTTCGTGCGTTCGTAGGCCACTTTCCTGGCAAGGTTTCCGGCACCCCGTTTCAACCTTATGCCGAGATACACGATGCCCTCGCCGGAATTGTACTTCGAGAACTTCTTTCCGAGGTTCCTCCCGAAGGCCGTCTGGTTGGTGCGCAGGTCGCGTTGCTGGCAGTAGGCGCGGAAGTCCGAATAGAGCGTGTTCGCCCTTTCGTAGGCGTCCCCGTCGGTCTCGCAACGCTCCTCGATCCACTGCTGGACGATGTCCATCTCCCTGCGGTAGGCGGAAGTCGCCCTTTCGATCGCGGCAGGGCGCTTCAGCCCTTCCTCGCAGTAGAGGCGATACCCTTCCGCGAGCCACGCGAATATGCCGTCGCGCTCTTCCAGGAGTTCGTCGCGCAGGTCCTTGTCCTCCCTTCCCGTGAAGTCGGTGGGAACGGGTATCTCGACGATGCGACGCCAGATGCCCTTGTCGGTTCCCCTGACGACCGGTTCGTAGTTCGTCGCCATCCATATCTTGCAGGTGACGGGGAACTCGAAGGAATTGGCGTAGAGGAACCTCGCGGTTACCTTTCCGATGCCCGAGGTGAACAACTTGACGAGTTGCTCGTCCAGTTTGTCCCCGGCCTTGATTTCCTCGACCGCGCAGAAGCGCTTGCCTTTCAACCTTGCGATTTCCTCCGTGTTCTGCTTCCCGAAGTCGTTTTCGGTGAGCAGTTGCGGACGGGAGAAGACGGCATACGAGCCGAGGATCGTGGCGATGACGTCCAACAGGAGCGACTTTCCGTTGTTGCCGTCGCCGTGGAGTATGAACATGCATTGCTCGCGGGTCCTGTCGCTCATCGAATAGCCGAGCGCCTTGTGGACGTAATGCACCACCTCGTCGTCGGCGAAGATTTCCTTGAGGAAGCGGATGAACCTTTCCGGCTTTTCCGTTCCCATTCCGCAGTCGGCGGTCATCGAGATCATGTCCTCCCTGCGGCTTTCGCGCGTCTCTCCCGTCGATAGGTCGAGCGTTCCGTCGCGGTGGCACACGAGGTCGCGGTTTGCGTCCAGGTCGGCGTTCGTCACGGGGATGCCGGGTAGGTGTCTCGCCTCCCGAAGGAGGTTCTCCTTTCCCGAACTGCCGTAGATGTAGTCCACGTTCTTCATTATCTTGATGCGCTCGCCCATGTCGGGAACGGAGATGCTTTCGTAGGCCATGCGCTCCGCCATTATCTCGACGTGGTTCTTTATGCTTTCGGCGACGTCGAACTGCCAGAAGCGCCCGTTCCACGTCATCCATTGCTTGTTGTCCACGTTGTACCTTACGTCCTCGCCGAAGTCGTCGGCGAAGCGATGCGCGTTTCCCGTGTCGTTGAGTTCGTACCGCTTCTGCGCTGGTCGGAACGTCTGCACCGCAGGCGTGGAGCCGGCGAAGGAAACGGCGTTGCGAAGCGTGTTCTCCGCGTATTCCGTCGCCCATTTCCGCTTATGGGTTTCGTCCTTGGACGCGAAATACGGGGAACTCTCGAAGAGCCTCCGCATCTCGGTCAGGTCGTTCTTGGCGTAGAAGGCGAGTTTGCACGCCAGAGCCATGTCCATCTCGCTTTCGTTGGCTCCCGATCCCGGGGCGCTCGCGTTCCACAGGGAACGGAGTTTCGCGTCCTTCTCGATGGCCTTGGAGATGGAGAACTCCCCCTTCCTCATGTACTTGTCGAGGATGGGCGTGATGTCGCACTCGTTTATGGCATCCCCAGAGATCTTGTTTCCCGTGATGGAGACGAACTTGTTGGTGTTGTCGGAGATGTAGATTTCCAGGCCGTTGCTGCGGTTGTTGATGTAGTGCGTTGCCTTGTCTATCCTCACGCTCGTCTTGAAGATGACGCGGATGCCGGTGCGGCTAGGGCTGTATTCCGTGTAACTTCCGATGAAGGACACGATGTCGCGCGCCATGTCGGAAAGGTTCCCGCTTTCGTCGACGCAATGGTCGATGTCTATGGCGGAATACCCACGGAATATCCCCAGGCCGATTCCCCCGACCTGCCGTTCCCCCTCGTAGCGGAGGAACTTGTGCAGGTTGTTGAGCAACACGGGATAGGGCGAGAACGTGCTTTCGTCGTTGGAGCGTGCGTGTTCCCCCGTGGAAAGGTTGAAGGGTATCTTCCCCCTTTCCGTGAGCCTCCAGCCGCACCAGAGGCCGTTCATCTTGAGTTCCTGCGGAATGTTCCTTAGCGTTGCGCTGTCCTGCATCTTCGGCCTCCTTTTCGGGCTAATTAAAGGGGAAACTAGTTCCCCTGGTCTTTCGTTTGGTCGTCCGCCCAGGGATCGAACCTGGAACATAACGATTATAAGTCGTTCCCTCTGCCGATTGAGGTAGCGGACGAGGTTGCCGGATATTTCCCCCGGCACTGGGATGCGCGGTCCGTCCGCCGCGCTGGAGCGAACGCTTCCCCCCTTAAAATGACGAATTGATGATTGAACAAGGTGGTTCATCCCCGCACGGAACAGGAGTGACCGTGCGACGTTTGCTACGTTTGGAGGCGGGAGGAAGCGAAGTCACCGGTTTAGAACGGGAGGTCGTCGTCC